AAGCCCTTGGCGTCCAAATCTACACCCGAGTTAGATGCGGTCAAACTTGCAGGGGCGACCGAAGAGGCAACGCCAGGCGTCGTCGTAATCGGGGCAGTATTCGCCGGGGGCGGCGGGGCAACGGTAGAGGCCCCCGCAATTGCGGGGGTGGAAAGGGCCAAAGGGGCGGCGGGCACTCCGAAAGCCGCGACCGGGGCAAGGCCGACGTCGCCAATAGTGGGACCGGCGGCACCTTGTCCAAAAATGGCGTTCAGTTTGGCGGCGTCCGCGTCAAGTGCCGGCGAACCGTGGGAGCCGAAAGCGACGGACGCTTGGAACTCCCCGTCGTCTTTGACAAGGGCGGCAATCTCCGGGTCGAGTGCCGGGCCAGTTTCGCCGGAAGCGACCGGCGCCTGGTGCGTGTGGGCGTGAATCTCCGCAACAGCATGGCAGCACGTTCCGGCGCAAGCCTTGCCAGGGTAAGCGAGAATGAAACCGGCTACCGCTTCGCGTTGTTCTTGCGAGAGGGCTGCAGGGTCGACGTTGATTTGCATACTCATGGTGGAAACTCTCCAAAAAATGATTACAGGGGATTGACTACGGGGCAACTATAAACCGATAATGACGAACACGTCAACAGGAGAGCCAGCACATGTACGAGGAATTTTTAAAGCGCAAGTCCGTCACGGACGTCTATGGGGGATTTGATGCAGAAGATCTCAATGTCAACTTGTTTGACTTTCAAGAAGCCATCGTCAGATGGGCGTTGAAAAAGGGGCGTAGCGCAGTGTTTGCCGACACCGGCCTAGGTAAGACACTGATGCAATTGTCATGGGCTGACGCCGTGGCAGATTACACCGGCAAACCTGTAATGATTGTGGCGCCGCTTTGCGTAGCGCAGCAAACAGTTGAAGAAGGCGCGCATTTTGGCATCACAGTCACATACATGCGCCATCAATCAGAGGTGAATGGCCATCGGATCATCATCACGAATTATGAAATGATTCAACATTTTGACGCATCACAATTTATCGGAGTGGTGCTAGATGAATCATCCATTTTGAAGGGCGAAGATTCCAAAACGCGCATGGCAACAATTGCCAAATTTGCGGAAACCCCGTATCGGCTAAGTTGCACGGCTACGCCGAGCCCGAATGATTACATGGAGCTTGGCAGTCAGGCTGAATTTTTGGGAGTCATGAAACACACTGAGATGCTGGCGATGTTCTTCACGCACGATGGATCTGACACAAGTAAATGGCGATTGAAGGGTCACGGAAAGACAAAGTTTTGGGAATGGCTAGCAACATGGGCAGCGTTCATCCGTAGTCCGACCGATCTGGGGTTTGATGGATCACGGTACAAACTGCCCCCCATGCATATGGTCGATTGTCAGATTGATGTTGACGCACCACGGGCCAACACAATGACCGAACGCCGCAACGCTCGCAAGGTATCGATTGACGCTCGATGCAGACTTCTCGCTGATATGGTGAACATGTCAGATGAACCGTGGGTGATCTGGTGCAATTTGAATGACGAATCTGCACTTCTAGCAAGCCTGATTCCCGATGCAGTCGAGGTTTTTGGATCATTGCCATCATCCAAAAAAGAAGAATTGATAACCAAATTTTCACACGGCAATGCTCGGGTAATTATCAGCAAGCCAAAAATCTGCGGATTCGGACTCAACTGGCAGCATTGCCGAAATGTGGCATTTGTTGGGCTTGATGATTCCTACGAAAAGTTTTATCAAGCCGTGCGCCGATGCTATCGGTTCGGCCAAAAACGCGAGGTGTGTACGTACATCATCTACACATCGGCCGAAGGTGCAGTCAAAGACAATCTTGACCGCAAACAAGCGCAAGCCGATGTGATGGCCGATCAAATGGTCAGTCACATGCGAGAGTTCACACGGCGAGAGGTTGTCGGCACTATCAGAGAACGCACCGACTACGCCCCTAAAAAATTCATCAACTTACCTTCATGGATGTAATCAATATGCAAATCATCGATCAATTCGTTAACGACAAATGCGCCCTTTACAACGGGGATTGTGTTGAAGTCATGAACATGATGCCAGCAAATTCGGTCGGCTATTCTATCTTTTCGCCGCCATATTCAAACCTGTACGCATATTCGAACTCTGAGCGCGACATTGGTAATTGCAGGTCTGATGTTGAATTTTTTGCACACTTTGATTTTGTGATTCAAGGGCTGATGCGAATCATGATGCCGGGGCGCAATGTGTCTGTCGATTGCATGAATCTGCCCGCGATGAAAAGCCGCGACGGATACATCGGATTAAAGGATTTTCGCGGGGCTTTGATCGCGGCATTCATCAAACACGGGTTTATCTATCACAGTGAGCATGTGATATGGAAAGACCCTCTGATCGAAGCTACTCGCACCAAAGCCATAGGCCTAATGCACAAGCAACTTTGCAAGGATTCGGCACTATCTCGCGCAGGACTTCCGCAATACCTTTTGACATTCCGCAAGCCTGGCGTGAATGCCGAACCGGTGGCGCACGAACACGGGCTGACCGAATTTATTGGTGAGGACGAACCGACTGATGGTAACTTGAGTCATAACCGCTGGCGCAGATACGCGTCACCAGTATGGATGGACGTCAGATCAAGTCGCACGCTCAACTATCGCGGCGGGCGTGATGATGAAGATGAACGCCACATTTGCCCGATGGCACTTGACATCATCGAGCGAGGCATTGAGCTTTGGAGCAATCCGGGCGATATTGTGTTTGACCCATTTAGCGGAATTGGATCAACTGCACATTGCGCAATTAAAGCTGATCGCAAATTTGCCGGATCTGAGTTAAAGCCGTCATATTTCAACATGGCAGTAAACAATTTGGCCGAATTGTTCAATCGCAAATTATTTTTGAATTTGCAAACATTCGCTGTAATCGAATGCCATGACGGATCAATTGTTGCAAACGACAAATTTCAAGACGTTACTGGCGATCCAATTTGGGAGGCTTGCTCATAAATGCCAGTCGCCCTTAGACCCTTTCAAGCCGAGCTTGAGCGCCGCGTGTACGAAGCATGGAACGCGGGCGCCTTGAACGTAATGCCCGTGGCGGCCACGGGGTCCGGTAAAACCGTGATTCTGTCAAAGGTACTTTATGACGAACCGGGCGCGTCGGCGGCCATCGCGCACCGTCAAGAACTGGTAAGCCAAATTTCTATTGCCCTGGCCCGTAACGGCGTGCGGCATCGCATCCTTGGCGCCAAGAAGGGGTCGAACCTGATACGGATAATCAGCGCCCTACAGGTTGCGGAGCTTGGCTATTCCTTCTTTGACCCGAACGCGAAGACCGGCGTCGGCGGGGTTGATACCGTCATACGCATGGACCCGGCCGACCCCTTCTTCATGCAAACCCGCTTGGTCGTCCAAGACGAAGCGCACCACGTCCTAAAGGCCAACAAGTGGGGCATTGCTGCCGTCATGTTCCCGAACGCCCGGTCGCTACTCCCAACGGCCACGCCGCTACGTGCGGACGGCAAGGGCCTGGGGCGGCACGCGGACGGCCTGGTCGACGCCATGGTCTTGGCCCCTTCCATGCGGGACATTATCAACATGGGGTATTTGACGGATTACCGCATTTTTGCGCCGCCGTCCGACCTTGACCTGACCCAAGTCGCCTTGAGCCAGGCAACTGGCGATTACAACGCGGACCAGCTACGCAAGGCGGTCCACAAGTCTCACATTACCGGGGACGTCGTGGCCCATTATTTGAAGCTGGCGCCGGGCAAGCTTGGCGTTACCTTCGCCGTCGACGTTGAAGCGGCGACCGAAATTGCCGCGGCGTTCCGTGCGGCCGGCGTGCCCGCGGAAGTGGTAAGCGCCAAGACCCCGGACGCGCTCCGCTCCCAAATTCTCCGGCGCTTCAAGGCCCGGGAAATCCTGCAGCTTGTCAATGTGGATTTGTTCGGGGAAGGCTTCGACCTTCCAGCAATTGAGGTCGTGAGCTTCGCCAGGCCGACGGAGTCTTTCGCGCTCTTCTGCCAACAGTTTGGACGGGCGTTGCGCCTCATGCTGTCCAAGCAAGCCGCGGCCGTACATGCCCACTTGACGGACGAACAGCGCCGGGCGGCAATCGCGGCCAGCGAAAAGCCCGTCGCCTACATCATCGACCACGTCGGCAACGTACTCCGGCACGGGCTCCCGGACGCCCGCCGGGAGTGGTCACTAGACCGCCGGGAGCGCCGAAGCAGCGGCAAGTCGGACGCCATCCCAATGCGGGTTTGCGTCAACCCGGAGTGCATCCAACCCTATGAGCGGATTTATAAATGCTGCCCCTACTGCGGCCACTACCCGCCCCCGCCCAGCCGGAGCGTCCCGGAGTTTGTCGACGGCGACCTGTTGGAGCTTGACGCGGAAACCCTGGCCGCCTTGCGCGGGGAGATTGCCCGCATTGACGGCGACCCGGTCATTCCCTACGGCGCCGGGCCGGAAGTGGTCGGGGCCGTGCGCCGACGGCATTGGGAACGCCGGGAAGGCCAAAAGGCTTTGCGGAATGTCATTGCCTGGTGGGCGGGGCTTGAGAATGCCCAAGGCCGCGGGGAGTCCGAAAGTTACCGCCGCTTCTATCACAAGTTCGGCGTCGACGTTGCGAACGCGCAAACCCTCAACGCCAGGGAAGCCGCGGAGCTTGCGGAGCGCGTGACCGTCGAGCTTGCCAAGTTCGGTATTGACGGAACCGTCAACGCTGGGGCATACTTCTCGACTAACCCATAAAAGCGACGACCATGCCTAAAGCCTATTTTAATGAAAACGACCCGTACGCCGCACAGTGGTTACGGAACCTAATTGCCGCCGGCCACATTGCGCCGGGTGAAGTAGACCAAAGGAGTATTGAGGATGTTAAACCAAGCGACCTTGCCGGATTCACACAATGCCATTTCTTTGCCGGCATCGGGGTTTGGTCCTATGCCTTGCGTCGTGCCGGATGGGGCGACAGCCGCCCTGTTTGGACGGGCTCTTGCCCCTGCCAACCTTTCAGCCAAGCAGGCCAGGGAAATGGGTTTGCTGACGAGCGGCATTTATGGCCAGCATGGTTCCATCTCATTGGACAGCGAAGCCCTGTCGTCGTCTTTGGTGAACAGGTTAGCAGCAAAGACGCTGATATATGGGTCGACCTTGTACAAACTGACATGGAAGCCTTGGGTTACGCCTTCGGGGCGGTCCCGTTTCCGTCTGCGGGCGTCGGCGCCCCGCATATCCGCGACCGGCTTTACTGGCTGGCCGACTCCGATAGTCAACGACAGCCTTGGGTCAACGCATTGCTACACCGGGACCAATCTGGACGGGTCGCGCAAAATAGCGTTGAAGTTGCCAGGGGCCGCCAAATTGAGCGCGTGGACAACACCAACGACGCGGGATTGGAAAGATTCGGGAGCGGACATAAAACCGAGGGCGGACGGTTCGGAGAGGTTCGACCAGTTGCCCCGGCAAGATTTGCTTGCCGGGTGGACCACACCAACGGCGAACCAGCAGTCGACGCAATACGCGCAGGGCGGCAGTTGCACGGAGTTTCAGGCGTTATTGACGCAACACCCTCAACCGGCCCGGTTAACGGCAGATGGTCGGATGCTGATTGGCTCTTTTGCCGAGATGGAAAGTGGCGGCCAGTTGAACCCGGCACATTCCCGTTGGCTCATGGGGCTCCCGCCCGAGTGGGACGCCTGCGCGCCTACGGTAACGCGATCAACGCCGCGCAAGCGCAAGCTTTCATAGAAACTTATTTGGAGTGCCGACCATGAAAATTGGAAATCAAGTTAAATTCAAATCGTCCGTCGTTAAACGTTGCGGTAGCGACAAAAATATGGCCGATCTTCGAGGGGAAGTTGTCGGAGTTTTTGGCAAAACGGTTGATGTTAAATTTCAAGATCGAACGCGGGCGGTTCCTGTGGCAAATTTGGAAATTGACGCACCTATTGATAATGGATACTGGTCGCGTCAATGAGCCCCGCCGTCTACCAATGGGCCGCCCGACACGGGGTCACTATGGCCGCACTCCAAGAGCTTGCCGGGCTCTTTGGCATGCACGGCGGCCACGGCCTACCGCCGGAAGTAAAGGGCACCAGTGAAGCCGCGGTACAAGCCGCCGTTCGCCTGGAAGCCGCCCGCAAAGGGGTACGCCTATTCCGCAACAATGTCGGCGCCCTGATTGATTCCCGGGGCGTCCCTGTGCGCTATGGCCTGGCGAATGAGTCAAAGCAGGTCAACGCAGTCATGAAGTCCGCGGACCTGATAGGCTGGCGCCCAATGCTTATTGAGCAGCGGCACGTCGGCCAATGCGTTGCGCTCTTCGTGTCCCGCGAATGTAAAAAAGTTGGCTGGCGCTATACCGGCGACGACCATGAGCAAGCGCAATTGGCATGGGCTCAACTGGTCACGTCGGGCGGCGGCGACGCTGCCTTCTGCACGGGAGAGGGCACGCTATGAGCAGGGGCCTGATTTTCGATATATCCCCATATTTGCATAAGAAATTCGGGCGTCTTCTCGTCACGGGGTACGAACATCGACCGAAAGCTAATCGAGGGTCGCGCCATATGCTTGTTTGCTTATGCGAATGTGGTGCTCAAAAAGTCGTCAACCCCGGAAGTTTGCGAGACGGTATCACAAAGTCGTGCGGTTGCTTGTATAAGGAAGGAAACGTCGGGACTAAAACTAAACACGCGAATTGCACTGGGGATATTGAGCAAACGCCAGGCAATCGGACGTCGATATATCGCGCTTGGGCAAAAATCATCGGGATTTGCAAGCTAGGTAAGGAACGAAACGTCAACAAGGTTTGCCACGAGTTCGACCCGCGATGGGTAGACTTCGAGCAATTTTTAAACGATTTCCGGCAAATATCAGCCAATCAGACGATTAGTCGAGTTAACAACAAGCTACCGTGGTCGAAAGAAAATTGTTTTATCAACATCGGACGCGCTGATATTTATCGTTGACGGCCGCGTCAATAAAATACACAATACCCCGTACATTTTTCGAGTAGACAACCATGAGAAAAAAACCCGACGACCGGAAATATGAGATTTTAACCGCGGCGCTGATTGTGGCCGGCGAGCCCGGCGGCTGGTCGAAGTTGACCCGTGACGCTGTTGCGCGTGAGGCGAAATGCGCCGACGGGCTTGTCTCAAAATATTTCGGCACCATGACGGCCATGCGTCGAACGATCATGAGGTCGGCTGTGCTGACTGAAAATTTGTCGATTTTGGCTCAAGGTTTGGCGATGGGCGACGTGCATGCCCAAAAGGCCGACCCGGAATTGAAGGCCCGCGCATTGAATACGCTGGCGGGCTGAATCCATGCTTAATTCAATAATTACTGCCCTACAAGGGCCGCTTTCGGCAATGGCGCAATACCGCCAATTCATCGTCTACAAATTGGTTGCGAGTCAAAGTAGACCCGGAAAGTGGGACAAATTACCGTGTGATTTTCGCACCGGCCGCGTGGTATCCGCTCATGATCCTGCGTATTGGACTGATTCCGGCACCGCATATGCCGCCGCCGCAAACTTTGGGCAAAGTTTCGGACTCGGGTTTGTTTTTACCGAATCCGACCCGTTTTGGGCACTCGACATTGACGCATGTCTAGTCAACGGGCAATGGTCGCCTGTCGCAAATCAACTTTGCCAATTGCTTAACGGGGCCGCAATCGAAGTGAGCCCCAGCGGGACCGGGCTTCACATATTTGGATCAGGTCGACCGCCTGCGCACGGTTGCAAGAATATCGCGCTGGGGCTTGAATTTTATCATAGCGGACGCTTCATGACTTTGACGGGCATGAACGCAGTCGGCAACGCTGGCGTCGACTTCTCGCATCTTCTCCCGGCGATAGTTGCCGATTATTTCCCGAACGAATCCGCCCAAGGCTTGGCCCAAGAATGGACCACCGAAGCGCGGAGCGAGTGGCGCGGACCGACTTCAGATGAAGAACTGATTAAACGGGCGTTGCGGTCACAATCCACGGCTTCCGCGTTCGGCGGTCGTGCTAGTTTTGCCGATTTATGGACTGCCAACATTGACGCGCTTTCTCGCTGCTACCCTGACCCCGTTCGGGCATATGACGCATCGTCGGCCGACGCTGCGCTGGCACAACATCTTAGTTTTTGGACCGGCGCAAACTGTGAGCGAATTGACCGCCTGATGCGACAAAGTGCCCTCGTCCGCGACAAGTGGGACAGGCATAGCGACCCATATCTTGAGCGCACCATCCTGGGGGCCGTAGGGCGTCAATTTGAAGTGCTGACGGACAAGGCCCCGGAGCCCGTGGCCGGCGCCCCTGACAGCCCCGCGCCAAGCGCCACGAACGAACCCCCAAAGCCGACCTTGGTCACGGGCTCTACCTTCGCCAACAATGAAGAGCAATTGCGCCTTTTCGCTGGGTGCGTGTATATACAGGATTTGCACCGGGTCTTGGTCCCCGGCGGCGTCATGCTCAAGCCGGAGCAATTCAAAGTTGCTTATGGTGGCTACACCTTCACCATGGACACGGCGAACGAAAAGACAACCCGCGACGCCTGGGAAGCCTTCACGCAAAGCCAGGCGTACCGCTGCCCCCGGGCCAATGCGCCTTGCTTCCGCCCTGACGAAGCGCCCGGCGCCCTCATTCAACGCGGCGGCCAGGTATTTGTTAACACCTATTGGCCGGTCGACGTGCCCCGCAAAGTTGGGGACGCGACGCCGTTCCTTGACCATTTGCGCCGGGTGCTCCCTGACGAGCGCGACCGCTTGATTCTCCTCAGCTACATGGCCGCATGCGTGCAACACAAGGGGATTAAATTCCAATGGGCACCCTTGCTGCAAGGCGTCGAAGGGAACGGCAAAACCTTGTTCACCCGTTGCGTTGCGGAAGCCGTGGGGCGCCGGTACGTGCATTGGCCGAAGGCTTCCAAACTGGCCGCGCAGTTCAATAGCTGGATGCTGGGCAAAGTCTTCTATGGCGTTGAGGATATCTATTTACCGGACAGCCGGGCGGAAGTCTTTGAGGAATTGAAGCCGATGATTACCGGCGGCGACGGCCTTGAGATTGAAGGCAAGGGCGTCGACCAAATCTCCGCGGACGTGTGCGGCAATTTCATGCTCAACAGCAACCATAAAGACGCGGTACGCAAGACGCAAAACGACCGCCGTATTTGTACCCTCTTCTCAGCTCAACAACAGGCGGCCGACCTTACGCGGGACGGCATGGTCGGGGATTACTTCCCCAAGCTGTACGATTGGCTCAGGGCGGACGGTTACGCCATCGTGTCGGAGCTTTTGCACACCTTCCCAATCCCGGATGATTACAACCCGGCAACGAAATGCCAGCGCGCTCCGGCTACCAGCTCGACCGCTGAGGCTATCGAGGCCAGCACGGGCGGCATTGAGCAAGAAATTGTCGAAGCCGTCGGCCAGGGGCTCCCGGGCTTTTGCGGCGGCTGGATTTCCTCTATCCAACTCGACCGCCTCCTTGAGCGCTTGGGCGCCGGCCGCCGTGTCACGCACTCCAAGCGCCGGGAAATGCTCAAGGCCATGGGTTACGAATTTCACCCAGCATTGCACGACGGGCGGGTGAATAATCTAGTTCTTCCGGACGGAGGAAAGCCGCGCTTATTCTGCAATGTGGCCGCCGCTGACTTCCACATTCAAGGCGCCGGAGAGGCCGCCAAGGCTTACGAGCGCGCCAACAATGCGCGGGCCGGCGTCCCCTTCCCGTTGCAAGGAGTGGCCCATGCTTGAGCGCCGACAGCCTCACACGCACGCAACATGCGGCTTTTGCATGAGGCCTAATATCATCCGGTCGCAACCGCACGAGGAGCGCGCCGGTCAACCTATTTGCCCGGAGTGCTTGGAGGATTGGGCGCGATGCTTTCCCGCTCCGACGCCCGTGCAATTTGTGTTGACACTAGATAAATAATTTATCTATAATACAACCGTAGTCCTTACAAACAACCCGGAGCGTATACCATGAAAATCGAAATCAAAAGCCACTTTGATCTTGAAATACTTTTCTCACACGAGTGCACCGACAACACCCTCGCCATTACGTTGGCCGTTGCGGTAAACGCGAAAACGAACCTGTACCGCGCGAACCTGCGCGGCGCGAACCTGCGCGGCGCGGACCTGCGCGGCGCGGACCTGTACGGCGCGAACCTGGGGGACGCGAACCTGCGCGGCGCGAACCTGCGCGGCGCGAACCTGCGCGGCGCGAACCTGGGGGACGCGAACCTGGGGGACGCGAACCTGCGCGACGCGAACCTGCGCGACGCGGACCTGCGCGGCGCGGACCTGGGGGACGCGAACCTGCGCGGCGCGGACCTGCGCGGCGCGGACCTGGGGGACGCGAACCTGCGCGGCGCGGACCTGCGCGGCGCGGACCTGTACGGCGCGGACCTGCGCGGCGCGAACCTGCGCGGCGCGGACCTGTACGGCGCGAACCTGCGCGGCGCGAACCTGGGGGACGCGAACCTGCGCGGCGCGGACCTGCGCGGCGCGGACCTGCGCGGCGCGGACCTGTACGGCGCGGACCTGGGGGACGCGAACCTGCGCGGCGCGAACCTGGGGGACGCGGGTAAGTTGACGGGCGACCGTCCGTATTTCGCGGTTGGCCCAATCGGTTCGCGGCAAGACGTTTTAGCAGCATTTCTCACGGAAAAGGGCGTCTACCTTCGTGCCGGTTGCTTCTTCGGGACCGTGGAAGAGTTCCGGGACAAACTGCAAGGGGAACACGGCGACAACGTGCATGCCGTTGAATACCGGGCCGCCCTGGTGCTGGTAGAAGCCCATTACAACGCTTGGCCGGCTACTGTGAAATCCTGAACAACTTTATAGGCCCCTTAATTGGGGCTTTTTCTTGTTGACATAGATAAATAATTTATCTATAATTCGTTCATCAACTCAAGGAGCGGCGAACATGGCAACAGCAAACAGCACCCCGATTACCAAAACCACCGAAGGCGGCGTCGACTACTTCACCGCAACCCGGGCCGGCGTTGAGTATTGCGCCTATTTCATGGCGTCCGCTGGCAAATGGTTTGTCGCATCGCACCGCCTGGCGCTGGGCCGTCATGATGGCGGCGGCAAGTATTACGACCGCGTCGAAGATTGCAAAGCCTTTGCCGCCCTTCCGACACTCTTGAGCATGGGGGCGCTGTGACTACCGTTTATCCGTCCCGGGCCGGCGGGTTCCCCCCGGCTTCGTTCCTGACCTTTGCGGAAGCCCTCTACTACATTCGGACGCTCCGGCCGACGTGTGGCATTTGCACTTGCCCGGCGGGCTCCTATGCAATGCACTACCGCGACACAATTACCCGTTGACATAGATAAATTATTTATCTATACTTCATTCATCAACTCAACGGAGCGCAACCAAATGTACAACGCCTTCAACTTCGCCAATAAATGCCGCAAGGCTTCCGACGACTTTTCGACCAACAGCATCGGTCGCCCCATTGATTGGTTTAAGTGCTACACAATTGAAGTTGAAGCGGCCGATGCTTGCGGCGTTGCACTGAAAGCCGCTATCCGTAGCAAGGAGCCAGCTTATGTGGTGCGGGAGTGGCAAGAAGCGGTCGATCTTCATCTGGCGTTCGCGTCGGCTGCTAAGGCGCACCTATGAGCTACCGCGAGAAAGACATAAAGCATGAGGCCCACGGGGGCCGCTATTGGGTCTTGGATACTGGCAAAGCCTATGCCGTCATGGTTGTGGGCGTGACCCATAGCACTAGCGACAGCGCCTACGAACGCACCACGGACGGCTTAAGTATTGCGGTCGCCCGTTGCAACTACCTGGCCGCCAGGCGGGTCGACACGCACCTTTGACATTAGCGGCCACACGGAGCCCCGCCAAGGGCTCCCGGGGCTACTTGAAGGACATAGGGGGCGTCGAGTCTACGATATCGCCCGCAGCAATCGCCTGGCCAACATTCAGGGCAATTTGGGCATTCAAGTCGATATGAAACGTGGGCGTAACGGCCGCGACCGCCTCCTTGGCGATAAGCCGCAGCATCGCCACATCGTCGTCGTGACAATAGAAAGAGTAGAGCGCCTGGCCTGATGATGGGTGGCGGTCAGTTGGCGCCCGCTCCGGGTCGACGTCCGTCATGCTCAAGCACGGGTAACGCAAGTTTGCTAGAGCGAACGCCGCGGCCGCAACTTGTTCACGTACCTTCGGGACAATACGAACCTTGACCAGAACCAAACTTGATTTCGCGTCAGTTTTCACCTTCAATGCGCTAGAAGTTTCCGCCAATCTGGATTCCCTAAGTTTAGCGGTGTTGGAATCTGCAGAAATCCTATGCCCGTTAATACATTCATAGCAAGTTCCTGACTGTACGTAGCGATATGTAATATGTCCGTTTTTGCATGGAGTCCCGGTGAAATAAGTATTCTCACCGTCGAACATCGCTTGCTTCCGAGTTTTAATGTCCATCATATGCCCCTTATGTGATTGAGTGGTTAGAATATCATATAAATATAGGGAAAACAAGTACCCCGTAACTCATTACCCGCAGCCGTTCAAGTTCTACGGTATACAGCAATGTGTATATTACTATATACGATAGTACTATCCACTATAGTAATATACATGGGTCTAGGGTGTACAGCGTTTTATTATTACAGTGTATCGGGGTATATATAGAGTAGACTATTGATTATAAAGGGTAATTTTTACACAACCCCGTATTTACCCCTTAAAATTGACAGGGTGAAACCCGTCGTCGCCCTCGTTGTGGTTGCTTCTTGTGGCCGCCAGGGGCTAGAATCTAGTCACTATGAGCCTGACACCTAAACAACGCCGATTCGTGAACGAGTATTGCGTCGATGAGAACGCGACGCAGGCCGCCATTCGCGCCGGATACTCCGAAAACGGAGCCGGCCAGCAAGCCCATTTACTATTGAAAAATATTAATATAGCGGAGGCGATCAAAGAGCGCATGGAAGAATTGGCCGTCGCGGCAAGCATCACGCCCGAATGGGTCGTCGGCCAATGGGCGGCCATCGCTCAATCAAACCCGAACGACATTGTTCAGGTCCGCCGAACCTGTTGCCGGCATTGCCATGGTTTCGGGAATCAATACCAATGGACGGAAGCGGAATACAGCGCCGCCGTCGACCGTGCTGTGGATTCCGGCAAGCCCGCCCCCGACGGCATGGGCGGCTTTGGGTTCAACCCGAACGCGGCGCCCGCGGCCGATTGCCCGGAGTGCGGCGGCCTGGGGATTGAAGACGTCCACGTCGCGGATACTCGCAAACTCCGCGGCCCTGCAAAGGTGCTTTATGCTGGCGCCGAACGGACCCGCAACGGCATCAAGATTCACATGCGGGACAAGGACGCCGCGGTCGTCAACCTGGCCCGTTACCTGGGGATGATGCAGCCGGATAAAATAATCGCCATGTCTCCGAATGTTAATGTTACACTGTCCGCCGACGACCTGACTGACGAACAACTGGCGGCGGTTATAAATGAAGTTACCGGAGAAAAATCAAGCGAATGACTTTTACGTCTACCTGCATTTGCGGGCCGACGACGGCATGCCGTTTTATGTCGGAAAAGGTCGTAAAAATCGAGCGTGGTTCACTCATGGGCGTAATGTCCACTGGCAAAGAATTGTCGCGAAGCACGGCCTGATCGTGGAGATACTCAAGGACTCCATGAGCGAATCAGACGCATTTGAATTTGAAAAATCAACGATTCTTCTGCTTGGTCGCGGGTTTCTTTGCAATTTCACCGATGGCGGCGAAGGTATGTCGGGGAACGTCAAATCTGCCGAAACTTTAGCTAAACTTCGGGCGTCGTTGATCGGTAGGCGGCATAGTGAAGCGACTAAAGCCTTGATTGGTGCGAAAAGCAAAGGTCGAACAGTTTCGGAGGAAACCCGCCGCAAGCTGTCTGCCGCAAACCTTGGGCTATTTCCGAGTGGAGAAACCTTGGAGAAACGTTCGGTGGCGTTGCGCGGCCGTAAGTTTTCAAACGAACATCGGGCCAAAATATCGGCGGCACTCACCGGCCGCAAATGCTCACCAGAACATACGGAAAAGGCGGCGGCCGCGTGCCGCGTGGCGGTACGATGCTCGAATGGAATGCGCTTCGGAAGCGTGAAATGGGCGTCCGATTGGTTGCGCCAAAACGGGTTCCCGAAGGCGATCCCGTCGAACATTTCGCAATGCTGCAAAGGTAAGGTTCGCACGGCGTATGGTTTCAGATGGAGCTACGATGCTACCGACGAAGCGTGAAGCCGCGGCCGAACTGCTACGGCGTAGGGAAGCCAGGCGGCAACTAGCCGCCTATATCAATTTCACTTCCCCGAAGTACAAGCAAAGCGGCTTTAGTGCGTCGGTATGCGCCGCCCTCGACATGTTCTTGGATGACATGCAAGCGGGCAAGCGGCCCGTTCTGATTTTGCAGGCCCCGCCCCAGCACGGGAAGTCGGAAATTGTTAGCCGGAAGCTGCCCGCCTATATCTTGGGGCGCTTCCCGGATTGGCGGGTCGGCGCCGCGTCCTATTCGGACGAACTGGCAAACGCCATGGCCCAAGACGTGCGGCGCAACCTGGCCGACGACCGGCATCGCAAGCTATTCCCCCAGCCGGCCGAAAAACGCCGGTATGACGTCAACCGAACCGGAGAATTTACGGCGCCCGGCGGCGCTGGCGGCTATCTTGGCGTCGGTGTGGGCGCCGGCCTGACGGGACGCCCGGTCGACATTGGCATCATTGACGACCCGGTAAAGAACGAAAAGGAAGCCTTGTCGCCCACGGTCAAGGAAGGGCATTGGAATTGGTATCAAACCGTATTCACGACCCGGCTATCGGAGAACTCCGGGCAAATCATCATGGCGACCAGTTGGGCGGAAGACGACTTACCCGCCCGCATCTGCAAGCATTTCAACGGCGACCCGCGGCTTACTGTGTTGCGCTTCCCGGCAATCAACTTGCCCGGAGAGGTTGGCTATAACCCGAACTTGCCGCAAGGCCCATTGGTTCCGGAACTTAAAAGCCTGGCATTCCTGCAAGAAGTCAAAAGCCTGTTTAGCGACTACTGGTGGTCGGCCATGTACCAGCAAAGCCCCCGGGCGCTGGGCGGCAACGTCTTCAAGGAAGAAGGCATACGCTACTATCTGCCCAAGGATTTGCCGGCCAAGTTCGACAAGGTTATCGCCAGCCTCGACGCTACATTCAAGGATACAGATGGAACTGATTTTGTCGTGTTCCAGGTTTGGGGCAAACTTGGGGCAAATTCGTACCTTCTGGAACAGTCTCGCGCCCGCATGAGTTTTACAAAAACAATTTCGGAAGTTGTCAGGCTCAAGCGCGATCACCCTAGAATTCGTCAGTTTTACGTTGAAGATAAAGCGAACGGGCCGGCCGTCATTGACGCACTAAAGGGAATTGTGTCGGGATTGATTCCGGTCGAGCCTGACGGCTCAAAGCTGGCAAGGGCGCACGCGGTTACTCATGTATGGGAAGCGGGGAACGTGTGGATTCCACATCCGGAGCTTGCGCCATGGGTCAAAGACCTAGTCGCAGAGTTGACGGCGTTCCCGGCTGCCGCTAATGACGACCAGGTTGACGCGATGACTCAGGCGTTGCGTCAGTTATACCCGCTGTTCAACAAGCTGAAAATTAGCCAAGAAGCACTTAACAAGGCCATGGGCAGATAACGCCCGCGGCTGTACAATGCCCAATAATTTACCCGGAGCGTCGACCATGGCCCCAGCGTTGAAACGAAACCAAGAGAAAGCCCCGGCGGCCAAGAAGTCCGGCGGTTTGCGTCGTGCAGCGAACAAGGCCAAGGAAGGCGCCAGCCCCGCGAAGTCCTACACCTTCCCGGTAAAGCCCCCGGAACTCATGCCCGGCGTCGCCCCGGCTGGTGTGGCTGTCCCCGTCATGAGCATGGACGCCAACCCCTACACCTTCGCGGCCCAACAGTTCCCCGGCGGCGGCTTCCCTGGCTTCGCGTACCTGTCCCAACTGGCAACCCGCGCCGAATTCCGGCAAATGGCTTCCGCGCTGGCGACGGAGTTGACCCGGGAATGGCTGGAATTCACCAGCAAGCAAGACGACGACACGGACAGCGCCGAAAAAATCAAATTGATTGAAGCCGAATTTAAGCGGCTCAACGTGCGGGCGGCAATCCAAACGGGCGCGGAGCATGATTGTTACTTCGGGCGGGCGCAAATCTTCCTTGAGATTGACGGCGCTGACCGCGGCACCCCGCTTATCTTGGACCCCCGCACGGTCAAGAAAGGAAGCCTTGCCCGCATCGTCCCGGTCGAAGCCGTGTGGACAACCCCGGCCGGCTATAACGCCTTGGACCCCGTGGCGCCGGACTTCTACAAGCCGTCCAAGTGGTTCATGCTGGGCCAAGAGGTTCACGCGTCCCGCCTGATGACGGTCGTAACGCGCCCGCTCCCGGACATTCTGAAACCGGCTTTCAACTTCGCCGGCATGAGCCTTTCCCAGCTTGCGGAGCCCTACGTCGACAACTGGCTCCGCACGCGTCAAAGCGTTGCGGACCTGATTAACAATTTCAGCACGACGGCGCTTGCCACAAGCATGGACCAGATTTTGCAAGGGGATGACGACGGCGTCGACCTGCTGAATCGGGCGGACCTCTTCACGGCCACGCGGAGCAATAAGGGCTTGATGCTCTTAGACAAAGAGCGGGAGGAATTGGTACAAGTCAATACCCCGCTATCCGGCCTGCATGAACTCCAAGCCCAAAGCCAAGAACAAATGTGCAGCGTGTCCCGCATGCCGGCCATTGTGTTGACGGGTATCTCCCCCAGCGGCTTGAACGCTTCCAGCGACGGCGAAATCCGGATTTTTTACGATTGGATTGCCGCCCAACAAGAAGCCCATTGGCGGGAGCCGTTGGAAGTAATCTTGAAGGCCGTACAGCTTTCGTTATTCGGGGAAATCGACCCGGATATCGGCTTTACCTTTACCCCGCTGTACCAAATGACGCCGGCCGAAGAATCGGACATTAGGGCGAAGGACGGCGTAACGGATTGCGCGTATGTGGCCGCCGGCATCCTTGACCCCAGCGAAGTGCGGGACCGCCTGGCGAAAGACCCGAACAGCGGCTATATGGGCTTGGACGCCGACGCGGTAATCGTGCCCCCGGCGCCCGCCCCCGGCGAAGAGCCCCCGGCCGGACTTGAAGACAAAGGGTTGACCGATAGCGTTTGATTGTACATTCTAATTGCGGTACAATTTTGGTATGAAAAACAAACCACAATTAGAATTTTACGTTTACCTCCATTTCAGAAGCGACGACGGGTTGCCGTTTTATGTCGGCAAAGGTCGAGCAAATCGAGCATGGAGAACGGACGGCCGAAGCGTTCAATGGAATCGAATAGTCGCAAAGCACGGGTTAAAAGTTGAAATCTTAAAGACCGGTCTTTCCGAAATTGACGCGTTTGAATTGGAGAAATCGACCATTCTCACTTTGGGGCGGGGGTTTCTTTGTAATCACACTGACGGCGGCGAAGGGGTTGCCGGGTGGGAACCGAGCGACGAAACTAAAGCCAGAATGGCGGCGGCACAACTTGGTCGCAAGCATTCGGACGCGTCGAAAGCAAAAATGGGGCTTGCGTTTAAGAAATCTGTTTATTGCTCAAACGGCATGAAGTTTGACGGAGCGGGCGACGCTGCGAAATTTGTATCCGGCAAAGCTAGTGTAATTTCACGATGCGCTGCCGGTTTACGTAAAAGTGCATACGGCTTGGCTTGGTCTTACTCAGACTTTCCGAAATGCGACCTTTTGGAAATAGATAAAGTCAGGCGCGCAAACCAATCTAAAGCAAAGATCGGTTTGCCGGCCAAAAATAGAATTGCTGTTGTTCGTTCTGACGGGCTTGTATATCCCAGCGCTACGGCCGCGTGTGACTTTATGAAAACCGTCGGTCATCCGAAAGCTGCGGTTTCTGCAATCACCGCATGCTGTCGAGGAAAAAGGAAATTGGCGTATGGATACTCGTGGAAATATGAAAAATAACGAAAAAGTGGTGCGAAGTACCCATGCAAATCGAGGCGTTGAGGCGAAATACAGCAAGGCCCTGCTGCGCATGATTGCCGAAATGCACGGGTCGGTCGAATACTGGCTTACGGCCGCCTATCGCAAAGACCCGCCCCGCATGCTGGCGCTGGTTGAGCAAGCGCAAGACGCGGCGCCGTCGGCCAAGATCAAAAAGATTTTGGACGAACTGGCCCGGCGCTGGATTGCCAAGTTTGACGATTGGGCGCCCAAGATTGCCGAAGCCTACTTGCAAGGCATGTTCAAGACCAGCGACAGCGCCATGCGCCAGGCGTTGAAGGATGCGGGGTGGACGGTTGAATTCAAGATGACGCCGGCAATCCGCGACGCCTTCAATGCTTCTCTTGAAGAAAACGTCGGCTTGATTCGGTCCATTCCCGAAAAATACTTGCAACAGGTAGAAGGCGTCGTGATGCGGTCATACAGCGCCGGCCGTGACCTGGCGACGATGGTCAAAGACCTAAAGCAACTTTACCCCGCGGCCAGCCATCGGGCCGAACTGATAGCCCGGGACCAATCGAATAAGGCGAACGCCGTCGTCAACCGGGCAAGGCAAATGGAACTTGGGATTGTGAGCGGAAAGTGGATGCACTCGCACGCTGGGAAGAATCCTAGACCGTCACACGTCGCCGCGAATGGGAAGGAATTCAAAATCGCAGAAGGTTGCCTGATTGATGGTGAAATGATTCTCCCCGGTGAACTCATAAATTGCCGGTGTACTTGGCGGCCGGTTTTACCAATTTGAAGTAACCTTGCGTCTACGAATGAAATAGCGTCATAATCCGAAACATGCCTACGTTGACCGAAAAGACTTGCTCCGACTGCAAACAGATCAAACCTGTTTCGGCATTCAGTCGTCGCGCAAAATCGCTTGACGGTCTACAGCAAAAATGCAAGGTTTGTTGCGCCGCGTTAAAAAAGGACTGGCTGGCAAAGATGACGGAAGTCCACGTTGACCATGTGGTTCCGCTGAAATCTAAGTTTGTTTGCGGCTTGCATGTGCCGGCAAATCTTGAGATTATTGCCAAGTCTGATAATTTGGCTAAAAGCAATCGTGTTTGGCCGGGAATGCCGTAATGCCTATTCTTCGTCTAGCTCTCGATAAAAGCGCCCGCGTGGTCGATGCCGACGGTCGACTGCATGTGGGAAAATCGCACATATCAAAAGCTCAAATTTCGCCGTATTACGGCAAGGAAATTCCGGGCTATGAAGCCTTGGGCCTGGCGGCGGATAAGGTTTACCGCCTGCTCCGTGACCCCGTGGAATTGGAGCGGGCCGCCCCCACTTTCGCACGCCTCCCCGTTCTTTCGAAGCATGTGCCCGTTACCGTTGAAGCCCCGCGGCCAGATTTGGTCGTCGGCGCCATCGGTTCCGAAATCACTTTTACGCCCCCGTATCTCGACGCCGACCTGTGTGTTTGGGACGCGACCGCCATAGCGGGCATTGAAACTGATAAAGTACGAGAATTATCCTGTGCTTATCGTTATGTACCTGTTATGGAGCCCGGCGAATTTGAAGGCCAGCCCTACGACGGGCGCATGACGGAAATACAGGGCAATCACCTGGCACTTGTGGAAACTGGTCGTGCCGGGCCTGACGTAGTTGTCTCGGATAGTGCTGAAGAAATTCAATGGCACAGGATCGCCGCGCTGAAGGCTAAGTACAAAACGCCGAGAGACGCAATAACCGCTCTCGGTTTAGATGAGCAACTGCTGTATGATGTTGTGGCGGTCAGCACTTTGGCCGTCGACGCAAACCCTTTTATACTCAAGGAATCCGCCATGAAAATGAGCAAGCTGGGCAAAGCCCTCTTTGCGGCATTGTGCGCGGCCTCTCCTGTGCTTGCGGCGGATTCCGCCTTGCCGGCGCTGGTAGGCACTGCCAACCGCAAGACCTTCAAGAAGGACGACGTTAAGGCCAAGCTCCTGGCCCTCGACGCGTCCATCGACTCCAATCAACTCGACGCCGTTCTCGACGCAATTCTGGACGTGGAGCAAGACCCGAAGCCGGTCGAAACCCCGGCCGCCGCCGCGGACGAATCGCCAGCCGACAAGCTCCGCGCCCTTCTGGCCGGCAAGGTTGACGACGCTACGCTTGAAGCCGCTTGCGGTCTTCTGGCTACTCCGG